GCATGGTACTTGAACCATGACTTGTTTTGAATCCATCTCACCTTTGACGCCATTGAATGGCAGTCGAATCATTGCTCGCTCTGCCCAAAAGAATGTGTTTTTTGTGTTACCGTCTGGCAGGAAGCGGAGTACAGCTTCTTTGCCTTCTTCCATGTTCCAGTGTGGGTAAATTGATTTGTCGCCGCCTCCGGTGGATTGCCCACCTTTGTTGCTGTCTGCGGCCTGTAGCCGTGCGCGGATTTCTGCTAATGATGCCATATTGTGTTGCCTTTCTTGTGCGTTAATATGATTTTTAAAATTTAAGATCTACTTAAATGTTGCCTACAAGTTATTATAACACAGCTTGTCTGTGTTTCCTACCACCAAAGGTAGCGAACTTTGCCTATCTAGTTGCTTACGGAAGGGCATGCCACTACACGCCCTTCTTTGTTTTATTTATGTTATTTGAGAAAAGCCAGCGATTTTATCCTTGCTAAATCAGATTCATACATGCCTGTGTAGTCATCTTCATTAACTGGTGCTGCCGGTGCTCGAGGAACCAGGCTACGGAACATAGCAGTGCCCTGTGCAGTAAGTGGGCCACCATGTAGCCCGTCACGTTCTTGTCCTGCTTTGTTATACCATTTACCGTCAGGTCTTTGTGTTAGTGGTTCTTTTGTTTGAAAGTCTTTAGGAACATATGGTTCAGATGACGCCGCCGGTTCGGATGCAGAAACAGTTTGGGTGCCGCCTGCTGCTCTTCTGGCCAACTCTGCCTTGGCCTGGTCTTGACTAATCATCCAGCGGCCCGGGGCGCCAGATGCTGCCTTTTGCAAGTAAGCATCGCCAAAACTTTCGCCTGATTCAGATAGTTTAAGTGAAGCCAGAGATTTTATTCTGGCCAAATCAGATTCATACATGCCTGTGTCCGGATCTTCTTTTACAACACCCGGTTTCTGTGCTTGAAATGCTGCGAATTTTGTTGGGTCGACGCCGCGGGCCGCAGCAATTGCAGTGGTCGGCAGCAAGGCATTGGGATCAGCTTTGGGATCAGTAGGAGTTGCTGTTGTGGTACGAATACCTGTAACATGATCTTGTTCAGCACCAAACTTGCCAACACCTGAATCGTAACCTACTGTGGATTTGAGTGGGCGACCTTGTGCATCTACTTTGTTTGTGGCCTGCAAGGGTCCTTGTTGATAGTCTGTAGTTTTGGTACCATCAGCATGCTGTGTTTGTTGCACACCTGCAAAGCGTGGACTCACGTTATCTTCTGCAACCGGAGCAGCAGGTGCTGCTGGTGCAGCAGGTGCAGCAGGAGGTGCTGCTGGTTCAGGTGCAGGTGCAGGTGCAGGTGCAGCGGCTGCTTCTAAATTTTGAGCTAGTTCAGCAATCTCGGTAAATTCATCTCGATTGCGATCAATCCAGGCCATGACCAAGGGAACAGCATCTGCATCAGGATCTTCTTCGGCCAGTTCTTCCAATTGATCAAACAAGTTATCGTCGCCAATGTAGTCACCTAGCACATCTTTGGCATCAGCAGCATCTGGGCCAACTGGATGCGGTTCACTCAGCCACATCTTGAGCTGATCCATTTTTTCCGGAGTGTCCGGCAAGGCCCAGGTACCTTCTACCAGGTTGTTGGCCCAGGATTCGAATATGTCTGCTTCTTTCATGATTTGTGCTTCCCGTTGTATCTTTGCCAGCATGGGCAAGGCTGATTCTATTCTAGGATCAATTCGTGTTTCTGTAAACAAGCCCTTGAGATCTTCCACCACCATGTCAGTTTCTGAAATCTCAGCTGGCTTCCAAGATTCAAAATACTGTGCGTATCCGCGATGGTGTGCAATGTTCTTGAGATTACGATTGAGATTGTGATAGTATTCGTTGGTTTCTGTGATCAAGTCAGCAGCAGCACCTTCAAACACACGACCTTGATGTGCTCTGCGAAACTGACCCAGTGTGGTAATTTGACTCACTGTTTCACTAATGTGTTGTCCACGAAAATCATAAGGGTTGCCGCCTTGACGCACATGTTCCAGCATGGCTCGTCCACCAGACAACTTGCGGAATGGCAGTCTAAAGCGTTCGCCCAGGGCTGTTTCAATAAACAAACTTTCCACATAGCGGAAACGAGCATCGTTCTCGTCCAGCACCTTTGAATGTTTAATCATGAGTCTGGCTTCGGTTGCCAGTCCTGAATAGCTAATTTTACGTGTGCCATAAAAGCTCTCTGTCAGGGCTGCTTGTCCTGCAATAGCATACTTGAGCCGGCTCATGTTTTCCAGGCTGAATCCACCACGCACCTTGCTAGTACGGATGGCAAAATTTTTCAATTGTTCCAGGAAGCCTGAGTTATCAGTATCTGGGTCGCCGTACCAGGCCAGTTTGTCTTCTGGGTCCATGGTACGACCAAGGTTGTCTCCAAAGTACACTGTCATGCCACCTGATTGATCCAGCAGGATCACCATGGTTCCGTAGTTTTTGCCAGTGGGCCCAATCCAATCAAAACTAAACATGTCTGCTTCGTTTGTGTCAGGTACGCCGCGACTGTTCACTGCTGGTTTACCAGTCCGGGTACTGAGTGCATTGACGTCAAAATCACGTGTGATTAACAGATCGTTGAGTTCGCTTGAGATTGAATTTTGTGCCATAAAGTATTTACCTCAACGCACCATAGAAATGAACGGGAAGGGTTCTATGATCTCTTCGCCATGATCCCGCATGTGTGAATCTAGTTCAATATAAAAGCTCTGCAACACTGTGAGCATACGCACAGCCAGGATTGTGGCCATGATCAAATCGTCTGTTTCTCCAGGTTTGGCAGCATAACTTGTGCCGTGTGCCACAAAGTTTTTGAACTCTGAAATCAAACTTTTGCTGTTCACTTTCATTCTGCCGGATTCCACAAGATTTTTTAGTTTGGCACAGGCACTCAGTTTGGATTTGTTTGTGGTGTTGAATCCCTTGCGTGTTCTGCGTCCGTTCACAGCAGGTCCAGATACATCACTCAGGAAGTATCCCGGTATGTTTTCTTCGCCCCATTCTGCAATTGAAATAAGTGCTGCTTCACCAATGGTGTTGTTTTCTACTGAGTAATAGATGCTTTTTTCATCGCCCACAGTTTCATTTATGTGTTTGACTACATCTACTAGAATACGAATTTGTTCGGGAATTGGAGTTCGGTTGTGTCGCCATTCACCCACTTGTCGTGTGGTATTAGCTTCAAAGATCTGGATAGCAGCAGGGTCACCACCTGTGCCTAGACTAGGGTCCAGTGCCACAACATACACTTGATCTTTTCTAATTGGCTCGTACCAGCGCACTTGGCCAGTTTTGTACATGGGTTCCAGTCCGTCAAGATCCAGCAGTTTGGCAGGAGCAATCAGAGTCTCGTCATTGATGATAAATTCGCAGCCAATCTCACGGCGGAATCGATCATCGCCCAGTTGTGCTCGCATGTTTTCGCCCCAGGACTCGTCGCGATCAGGATGTTCTTGCCAGTAACTGCGATAGGCCTTGAATCCGTTTATGCCCAGGGGTGTGGGGTTACCATATTCATCTTCGGTCTTGTTGGCACCTTTCCAGATGAACGCAAACTGATCTTCATCTGAGTTGGGTGTGCTGGTGATGATTGCTTTACCACCAGTGGCCAAGGTAGGTGAGATACTAGTCCAGAACTCTCGTGCAATAGTGGGCCGCACATACGCAAACTCATCGGCATAGAGCAAGGTAATACTCATACCTCGTCCTGTTGTTTCTGTTGTGGTGGCACTCACAATACGACTACCGTTTTCAAAGTCTATTGATCCTTTGTTGTAGCTTGTGACTCCGGCTCGGATATGATCAGGGCACAGTTCATATGCAAAGCGTATGCGTTGCATGATCTCCTGAGCACCTGTGTATTTGTGTGCTGCCACCAGGATGGTGGAGTCTGGCACAAACATGCTGTACCACAACAGGTAGCCGGCTGCACTGGTTGATTTTCCAGTTTGCCTCGGCATCATGGAGATTGAGTAGCGATTGTTATGATAGGTATCAATCAGTTTGACCTGATACGAATACGGATGATACAACATTTTGCCCTGTGTGGGATGTTGTATATGAAAAAAGTTATCCATAAAGTAGTGCGGTCCTGTGACAGGATCAGCACACTTCAAAAACTCATCCAGTTGTTGATCTGTGAATGTTTGTGTTCGATGAGGAGACTTGACCAGTACGGTCTCAAGTGGTTTTGCCATGATCAAGTAGTTATCTTGAATCTAACCACAATTGATTATATTAATTGCACCAGCTTTGCTTGGCTTCGCCGTAGTATTCTCGTGCAAATCCATTTTGTATCAGCATGACTCGCAAACTTTGTCCGTTGAGTATGACATCACCCAGCACTCGTCCACCGTACTTGTCCCAGTCCATGAGCACAACCTGTCGCTTGGTGCTGGCAGCAACAGCTTGTTTGGTAAATGCACTCGCTGCTTCTCCACGCTGTGCTTCACTTGGACAGGCTGCGCGGAATCCTTTTTCAGGAGTGTCCACACCGTATACTCTGATACTGAGTTCTTTCTTGAGTGGTGCAGGCAAAAAGTCTGCTTGAAAAGCCACTGTGTCACCGTCTATGACTCTGGTGATCACAGCGTCATATGCGACGCCAGGTTTTTGTCGGGGTTGTGCAAAGGCCAGCACAGGTACGATGAGTAAGAGTAGGAGTAGTTTTTTTATCATGCTATTTGATATGTGCCAGAAAGATCAAAGTGTGCGCCCGATTGCCAGGCGCCTGTGGCTGGAGTGTTGAATTTCCAAACTAGATCAGAGACACTACCAGAATAATACAGTTTCATAACTGTGGTGCTGTCAATGACGTCTGTGATTCCAGCAATATGATACAGGGCAGGAGAGCCGGCACCGGCTGTTTGATGCAGGCTGCCGCCGGCCAGTCTAAATGTGTTTATTGCAGGGGTGGGCAGTGTAATCTGATATCCTGTGCTGCCAAAGTTGGTAACCCCTGTAAAATCCACATACACATGTATATACATCAGCGGACCCATACGCACATAGGATGCAGTGGCAGTGCCGCCAGCAAATGTGCCTGATCCGTCAGTGAACTGCGGGTTGAATGTTGTGGTGCTGGTAACACCAGATCCGTATGCGACCAAATTTAGATTTCCATTGACGTTGCCTACATAGATATCTTGTGTGAGTTGGTTGACTACTAATTCGCTGGGTCTAGCAACGCCATTGTATGCGCCAATGGTTTCTTGTGCGTTGTCTTTCATTACAGCACGGCTAATGCCTGTGATGTTGTCGTATGGTGGTGGTGGATTGGCCATGTTCTAAATAGTCCTAGTTAGAGTATTTAGCCGAAATGCACTGTTGTTAAACTGCGGAAGATTTAACGAGGGTAACCAGCAAATGCCTGCACGGGACTTTGTTTCTGCACAGACGCAGGTTCTATACTGTTTGGCGTGCTTATTTGAACTTTTTTTGCAGGCAAGCCTGCCATTTTTAACGCTTGATCAATCACGGGTTCAACGTCAGCATTAAACCCAGCCACTACTGCATGCTCGCCAAATGCAGCCTCTGCTGACCAGGCGGGTAATTGGTTGGTGATGCCATCAGTTCCGGCATCACTTCTGGCACGAGCCATGGCCACACCAAATCTATATATTTGATAAGGGTCGCCGGAATTTACACCAGGCAACACAAACACATGATTCATGGGATCTGCCTGCTCTGGCGGCAAGGTTTTTTCTTCAGTCACAAACTCTCGAGCTCTCATCTGGGATATCCTCGGAATCCTATCACAGGACTGGCAACGTTGACTTCTGGATGCTCGCCACTATTGAGATCACCTTTGTTGGTGTCAGTCCAGTCAGCGCCAGCTGCCTTGAAGGCCTGCTTGAGCATGTTCTGTTCTACCTCAGTATAAGGATGTGCTGTTTTTTCTTTGCCAGCCCAGCTCTTGTAATCCATCTTGATTGGTGTATTAGAACCGTCTGCCATGGCCACTGCCATCATCACACGATTGAGAGTATAGTCACTGTTGGCCCTTTCACTGTCGTGAAACGTGTTGAGTCCCACTGTGGCCGCTTGATTGCGAGTGCTGATTTTTCCTGCACGAGTCTCAGTAACAAACTCTCGGGCTCTCATTGAGTATTACCCAACAATACCGTTGACACCTGCTGTGGCTGATGAGGCTGTGCCCAGGGCTGTGGCAGTGAATGCATTGCCTGTGATGATGTTGAGATAATTTCCCACAC